GCTACAGCGGCGGCCATGCCGACCCGCGTTCGTTCACCGATCAGTTCCCGCTCAAATTCTGCAAAGGCTCCGAGTATGTGAATCATCATCCGCCCGGCCGGTGTGGCTGTGTCGATTGTCTCGGTCAAACTCACGAAAGATGCGCCAGCAGCTTCGATGCGCTCAAGGATTAGCAACAGGTCTTTCATGGATCGTGCGATGCGGTCGAGTTTATAAACCACAACGGCATCGCCGGGGCGAAGCTTGTATAAAAGCTGGTCGAGTGCAGGCCGGCGCATATTTGCGCCTGACCTTTTTTCTTCAATGATGGTTTTGCACCGCGCCCTTTTGAGGGCGTCCCGTTGTGCGTTAGTGCTTTGCTCTTCGGTGCTTACTCTTGCATAGCCGTATTGCATCTTCCCAGCGACATTGTTTTAATTGTTGCAAGGATACGACTAGTCAAGCGTTTCAAAAGCTTGAAAAGACTGGCGGAGAGGGACGTTATCGAACCCATGTCGTCGATTCGTGTTCGTGCATAGCTGTCATTCGAAAAGGTCAGCAGTGAGAGTGTCACGCTCAGTGCGGCCAGACTTGCTAGCCCGGCCTCTAGCAACTTTCCCCATGCTTTCTTCTCCACCTCGTCCTTTGCGCGTGCCTCGTTCTGCATCGCGCTGAGTCTTCCGTAACTGATACCTGCCAGCCTTGCCAGCTCTCTTAGGTGTGAGTCAGAAAATGGTTGTCTGCCGTGTTTGCAAGCGTTGAAATTTCCGCTGCTCATTGTTAGGGCTGCGGCTAATTGGTTGTCCGATAGCAGGCCTTTGTTTGCCTTGGCTTGTTCGATCACAGAAAAAATATTTTCTTTCATGATAAAAACCCCTTGCTATTGATTTCAATAGTATGTTACGTTGCGGCTACTCTGTAATTACAGAGTGCTCTTAAATTCAACAATGCCCGAATGATAGGCCAATTTATTCACTTACTCAATCACTCAAAAGGGGTTAACCATGCAATCAAAAGTTCAAATTCTGTTCCTCGAAAATCGTTCCGGTATTTCTAAAGCTTCTGGCAAGCCCTATGCCATGACTGTATGCCAAGCGGTTGTATTCACAATCGTTCCTTCAACAGGCGAAGAAGTCCAGCGCGTCGGTGAGCTGGTGTTGCCGAAAGATCATCCGACCATCGTTCCCGGCTTCTACAACGCCGAATTTGAAATCAATGTTGACAGCCAAACCAAACGCATCGGCGGCATGCTCAAAATGTTGACGCCCATGACTGCCAAACAACTGGCTACACCGTTTGACGCACCGAAAAAAGCCGCATAAATATCTGCCCGTTTCGCCCGCCTGAGTGCGGGCGTTTTTTTTTCATCGCTTTGGGGGAAGAATGGAAAATGCACTCTGTTTCTACGTGTACAGCAAACTCGGTTTGGTAGCGGTTGTATCAAATGTCCGGGTTGCCTGTTGTCTCGTTTGTCTGCTGGGCCTTGGCGCAAAAATTTGTCCACGCCTTCACCCTAATGTGTCGCTCTGGCGTGAAGGCTGCGAATCACAAAGTGCCGCTGAATCGTATGATTTTGTTGAAGCAACGGTTATCAAGAGACTCGAACATTTGAAGGCTGTTTTTCCCGAGGTGCGGGCATGCGCTTAATTACTAATTGCCCGTTCCCGGTTCGTGTCGTTATTGACGCTGGTGACCTCCTCACGGAAAACGCAATTGCTGCGTTGATTAACGATCTGCCTACTTTGGTTGATTACCTCTCTCGTGACGCTGAATTCATTACGGCTTTGCTTGCATCGCCACGTAATTTTGATCCGGCTCCTGTATTGAACCATCTCCGCGAAGTGCGTCGGCACATTACATGCGCCCGTTTGCGTCTCGACCGTGCTGCACTTTCACGCGTCGATGATTCCGGCGTTTTTTCTGTACGGATGGCCTGAATGCCGATTGGTACCTTACAACGTGTTCTGGTCTGTGTGCCTTCTTCTCAGATGGCGGGCAAACCCGATTACGGAAACTGCGGCGCAATCGCCGGTGTGGCGCATCGTTATACCGTTCAGCAGTTTTACATGATTGATCCGTCCAACGCGCAGCGTTTTGAAGATGCCTTGCAGCCTTTTGATTACGCATACGCCACCTCACTGTGGTCGCTCTCTTTTACTTTTGTGCTCGGCCTTTATCTGGTGTCGAGCAAATTCGGTTTGGTCTTGTCGTTTATTCGGCGAGGTTAAAAGCGCACAGGGCGCAACCCTGTTTTTTTTATTGGAGTTCAACATGAAAAAGTTTCTCACCAAAATTTCTGCGGCTGTTCTGGCTGCTGTACCGGCTCTTGCGATGGCTGCGCCGCCTGACCTGACCCCCCTGACAAACAACATCGATTTCAGCACTGTGGTCGCTGCCGTTCTGGCAATCGCTGGCTTGCTGGCTACGGTGTATGTCGCGATCAAAGGTGCAAAGACTGTCCTGCATATGGTTCGCGGTTCGTAAGATTTCGGGGGCCTTCGTGCCCCCGTTTCATTTTGTGGTGACGCTATGACAAATGAATTCTGGTACATGATTATTTTTTGTTGGGGCTTGTGCTCCGCGTGGGCCGTGGTCAAGGGGCTGTCGCATGAGTAAATTTACTTACCGCCTCTTCGTCTATTACATGATTTTATGCGTGCTCACGTTCACACTGACAGCGCACCGCAATGCGTATTCGCAGGCGTTGGCTGCTCCGGTTGGGAATTTTGTTATGAACCGGGCTATCGCATCGAGTATGTTGCGTATTACGGCGCAGCGTGGTTTTGCTGCCAATGATCCGAGAATTGAGGCTACTCTTCTCGGCATGAAAAATACAGCGACTCAAGCCAACGTCGCTGCAACTGTTGGTACGGTTGCTTTAGCTATTGCAGGCGCCCCGCTCTGGCTGACGATAGCTTTCGCCGTTGGTGTTATAGGTGTGGGTACTTATATTCTTACTGATAAAAACAAAGTCGAGGTTGTCGAAACTGAGCAGGGAACGCGTCTCAAAGTAACGCCGCTTGATCCCCCAGGTCTGCCAGCCGATTACCCGTTGCGCACTAATCCTTACGGCGCAGCGTCTGGACAGCCTGATGATGCGGCGATGCGTGTTTCACGTTTAGTGCTTTCTGGCATTCGTGTTTTTAAGACTGGCTCTTGTTACTCGACTGATAAGTATTGCTCATGGCTTCCGCCTGTTCCAGATACGGCCACGCGCTATTACTCTTTCACGGTTTCCGACTTTTCCTTTGTTCCGTTTACGTCAACTCTTTACGGTAAGTCGAATATAGTCATGATTGCTTACACGCTCCCCGAGGCTGAGCGCATTTATGATGTCATGTCGGTCGAAGGTAACACCAATGCCTCTAGCTGTGCGCCATCTAACGCTGTCACAGGAAGTTATTGTCTGGTTCCGCTCTTCCCTGCTTGGAATACACCGCTCGGTTTTGAATACGCGCCTGACGGTACAACTCGTCTAGCTGGTGGTAGGACGGGTAGCCTAATAGTTGTCCTTGGTTATAAAGAGGGCGGTTTTCCTATTAACCATGGTGGCAACCCATACCAATTTACGTACATACCGCCTGCGCAAGTCTATGCCAATGCCCCACCGGCTAAATTTCATCCTCAAATTTCTGGCGGTACAAACCCTTTGACCACTTCGCCTTCGGTCAACGATACGTTGAGTCCTGTGGTGATACGCGATATTGTCAATAAGTTGTGGGAAAGCGCAGCGGCTGCGCCTGAATACACCGGGCTTCCTTACTCTCCTGTTACTGCAACTGAAGTTCAGCAATGGGCGCAAACAAACCCCCAGGCCGTGCCGCGTTTGAATGATTTGTTGCAGCCTGCCAGCAATCCATATCAGCGCGAGGTTCCGATCAGTGACAAGGCATATCCGGTGTCGAGTCCTAACGCCAATCCAAACCCTTCGGCATCGACAGGTAGCAACGCTAATCCGGCTACAGGGCCGCTTGATGTGAATGTGATAAATGTCCCTCATGTTGAGGTTGACAAGATTGATCTCGGAGATGATCCGCAAACGCCTGCGCCGATATTGGAAGATGCGCCAACGGCTGATTCAATACTGCGGCCTATTTTTGATTGGGCGGCGAGCATGGGGAAATACACAACACCTTCGCATGCGTCTGATTGCTATCGGCCTGCTTTCGATCTTTTCGGTAAGTCCGTCGTTATGTCTGCCCAGTGCGATATAGCTGAACAAAACCGCAGCACAATTCAGGCAACTATGTTTGCGGTCTGGCTCATTGTTGCAGCGTTCATTGTGTTGAGGGCTTAACTATGACAGCGCTTTTCCCGCTGCTTCTGAGTGCAGTTAATTCGCTGCTTACTTTTCTTGTTCGCAGCGTCTTGGTTAAGTTCGCCGTCTTCTTTGGCTTGTTCTTTGTCACGTCGGGTTTTATCACTGTGCTGTTGAGTTCGGGCCTGCTGCCGAATCTTGCGTCGGTGGCTAGTGCGATGGGTGGCATTAGTGCTGGCGTCTGGTACTGGCTCGACTTGTTCAATTTGTCCTATGGTCTGAATGTGATTTTTTCGGCCTATGTTGCGCGGTTCATTATTCGACGCATTCCCTTGATCGGTTGATATGGCGATCAATGCTTACACGGGCTTGATGGGTTCCGGTAAAACTTATGAGGTCGTCTCGTCGGTCATTGTTCCTGCGCTCGCATCAGGTCGTCGCGTCGTAACAAATATCGCGGGTATCAACGCCGACCGCATTGCTGACTACCTTGAATCAAAGGGTGGCGATCTTGCAGCAATGGGCGATTTGATCTGCATCGAGAATGACGATTTTCTGCGTGACGATATTTTTCCTACTGAGAAAAAACCCGATGCGGTTGTCCGTGCGGGCGATTTGGTGGCTGTAGATGAGTGTTGGCGATTTTGGGGCCAGGACAACAAAATCCCGGAATCGCATATCGAATTTTTTCGAATGCATCGTCACTACACTGACCCGAAAACTTCTCAGTGCTGTGATATTGCCCTCATGATTCAGGACATTGGCACGCTGAATCGTCGCCTTCGTGCAGTGGTTGAGATGTCTACGCGCACCGTTAAACTTAAGAGTGTTGGCATGCCGACAGCTTACCGAATTGAACTCTATGAGGGCAGCAGGCTATTCAAGAAAAACAAAATCGACACATATAACAAAACCTATCGCAAAGAAGTTTTCCCGCTCTACAAAAGTTATTCTGCCGGTGATGGGCAGGGGCAGGAAAAGCCAATTGACAAGCGGCAGAACGTCCTTAATAACCCGCGCATCTGGTTCATTGTTGTGGGTGTCTTGATCGTTGCGGGTCTGAGTTCGTGGCAGGTTGCCAAATTCTTCCGGCCAAAAAAAACCGATTCGGTTGCTGTTGCCTCTCCTGCTGCTACTGCCAATCCTGCAGCTTCGCCTGCGTCGCCTGTGGCTACAAACTTACCTGATATTGCATTGATCCCGCTGAGTGATGATTTCCGAGTGGTGGGCGTCTATGGTGACTTCCCATTGCGTTTTGTCGTTCTGGTCGATTCTGCTGGCCGTTATCGTTACGAATCCCCTTCTTCTTTCAGCACGGATGGTGGCGTGTATTCTCTTGTTACGCACGGCGCGGCTGTGACGCCTTGGTCTGGTGCTTTCTCTGGTGATTCATCGGGTCTGCGTGCGACCGCCTCTACGCCTCTGCTTAAATGATGCGCGCCTTTTTATTTCTCATTCTCTGTTCTTTCACTCTTGTGCGTGCTGCCCCTGCGCAATTCGCGCCGGTGAGGGAAATTCGTCCGGTGACGTTCGACCTCAAGGCGGTTTCGATTGCTGAGGCTCTGGCATTGTTTTATCGCACTCAGGTTAAACGGCCATACATCCTTGCGCCGGAAGTTTTGAAAGACACGCGTCAGGTGACTTTTCGGACAAGTTCGGTGGATGTCCCGGTCGATACTTTCCTAGCGGCTTTTCTTGATCAGTTCGGATATGAGGTAGAGCGTGTTGA